TTAGAAGCCGAAAATTTTACCTAAAACACTGATTCCGTTTTCTACGATACCTACGATGCTTGTACCCATTTTACCCCAGTCTTTATCTTGTCCTGCTTGTACTGCTGCTGCAATTGCTTCTGCTAATTTTTGCATATTTATCTCTCCATTTCTCTATAATTTTTATGATTTAAACTAAGTTTTAAAATAAACGTTAAATTAGAAACCAAAGATTTTACTTAATTCAGTTACACCGTTTGAAACGATATCTAAGATACTTGTACCTAATTTAGTCCAGTCTTGGTTTTGACCTGCTTCAATTGCACTTTTAACTGCGTTTGCGATTTTTTCCATGATATTTATCTCCTTTGTATTGTTTATTTATATTAATAAAATGTTGTTAGTCGAACTTAGAATCCGAATAATTTACCTAGAATGCCAACACCGTTTTCTACGATACCTACAATGCTTGTACCTAATTTAGCCCAATCTTGGTTTTGGCCTGCTTGAACTGCATCTGAAATTGCTTGTACTAATTTTGACATTTAAATCGCTCCATTCTTTTAATTTTATATATTTAAATTGTTTGATTTTTAAATTTAGAAACCAAAGATTTTACTTAATTCTGTAACACCGTTTGAAACGATATCTAAGATACTTGTACCTAATTTAGTCCAGTCTTGGTTTTGACCTGCTTCAATTGCACTTTTTACTGCGTTTGCGATTTTTTCCATGATTACTATCTCCTTTATAATGTTTATTTATATTTTCAATAAATGTTATATGTGGAAACTTAGAATCCGAATAATTTACCTAAAATGCCAACACCGTTTTCTACGATACCTACAATGCTTGTACCTAATTTAGCCCAATCTTGGTTTTGGCCTGCTTGAACTGCATCTGAAATTGCTTGTACTAATTTTGACATTTAAATCGCTCCATTTCTTTTTATTTAAAGTATTTAAATCTTAATGTATGAAATTCAATAGATACATTAAGCTATTTCTTAAAACCAAAAACGATTAATTGGTAAGTTTTTGTTTACCTATCGTTTTGTTACTTATACTATATAGTGATTTATGCTATTTGCGTTCTATCTTTCTTAACTTATAAATTAGACATCAAAACTGTAGACCTTTGATTATATAAAACACACTTAGGCATTCAAATATGTTGTGCAAAATCTGACAATTCTGCAAACGTTTACAATACCTTTACATTAGCTTTATATTTCTTTAAAATTCACCTTGTTTTATAAACGCTTTAACCTACTAAGAGACCATTGCAAGTCTAGGATTCTCAATACAACCATTTATTTAAACAGACAAGTGAATATACTCTAGTCCTTTTCAACTATTTAATTAATCGTAATGTTGGTCATTGCAACTTTATTAATTTCTGTATTTCACTATTTATCATGGTACTTTTATTTAGTAATTGGATTGAGTATATGAATAATAGATGAGAATAATTTCAACACTTGTGATCTATTTATTACTTTATTCATAAATGTTTATAGTTTGTTCATAGTTGCTTATAATGCATCCTATTGGTTCTATACATTTGATTACTTCTGCGTCCATATGGCTTGAAGATATTAATTCAATTGCTCGACTTTATGTGTTATTGCACTTGCACATCGTCGATATGAGTTACAAATACACATAATTAGTGAAAAATATAAACTTTTTTTATATTAAAGCTATTGCTAAATAAGGTTTCTTTAGCTATAATAATTCTTGTGTTAAAAATTCATGTCCTGGTAGCTCAGCTGGATAGAGCAATGGCCTTCTAAGCCATCGGTCGGGGGTTCGAATCCCTCCCAGGACGCTAATAACCGAAAATTAAACACTTTTCGAAATCAAGAATCCCATAACGGCGGGGTTCTTTTTATTTTGTCTATTAATAACACACCATATAAAACTAATTTTTAGGGACTTTTTAGGGACCCGAGTCCCTAAATAAAAAACCACGCTCATAAGAACGTGGTTAGTAGAATATAGTATCGAAAAGATGTTATTGTTAGGTACATTTTAGCATGAAAATAACCGTACCAGTTAAAAAATGCTTATCCTATAATAAAATTTCAATCAATTGTTTGATGATAGTTTTTCATTTCATAACTAATGTCATAATCGTCCTTTTCGAAATTATATTTTTCTATTTTGCTTAATTCAGCTTTAATTTTAGCAGGAATAACGAATTGAATATCAGCTATATCTTCTTTAAATTTTTTATCTAATTTACCACTGTATCTAATATTATCTTCACCTATAATTGAAAATTTACTATAGTTCATGTTAATAGAAGTTAGAACACCACTAACTTCAATGTTAGTTTGTTTTATAGGAGTTATTTGATCTATAAAATCACTTAATTTTTTAAATTTGCTTTTATCTTCTTTATCGATAAAATGAGAATACTCAACATTTTGTTTCGGTTTAATTTCTAGAGAAATATTGTATTTATAAATATCTTCAACTAATTGTTTAGCTTTATTTATTGCCTTAAGATCATATAACTTATCAATATTAAGATTTTCTTCTATATTAGAAAAGTTTGATTCTTTAATATTATTAAATAATATCAAAATATTTTCTAATGTCTTTTCAGATGTATTCAATAAATCTTCTTCCCCCACTAATCTCAATCCAAAAGATGAGGGATAGACGGCTTCAACTTTTAAACTAGAATAACCTTTACTAATATTTGTGTATAGCATTTCCATTTTACCTAATATATTAGCTAGTATGTTAACATCAATTAAGTGTGAATTATTAACATCTCTTAATATCAAATCAAATTCACTACTGTCGATTCTAATATTTTCTTCTTGATTCTCTATTTTCTCATTTCTAAGGTAATCGTATTCTACTTTATAATCTTCTAAAGGCAATTCGTCATCTTTTAATTCAATTACTTTATTAAAAGATAAGCTTTGTTCTTTATTATTAATTACCAAATATTCCATTCTTTCTTCATTTATTAATTGAATTAGAAAAGATTTAATACCTATAAAATTGTTTAAAATACGATCTAACTCGATTCTAGATATTCTTGAAAAAAACCATTTGTATTCATCTATATTTATTTCATCAATCATATAATTAAGATAAAGTTCATTATTAGGAGATTTTAATATAAAAAACAGAGGCATATCATAATATTCAAAAATGTACTCATATTCAAATCTTGTAAGTTCTTCAAATTCGATGCTCATTATTTTCATCTCCTTTAAAGATTGTTAATAAATCTATATCTTTAAACACCCATAAATTTATGTGGCTCTTATTTAGATATATATCTACAACTCCACAATCTTTTGTTATTTGACCTTGGTATATACTCTTTTTTCTTAGCTTTTTAAATTTCTTTTGTTGTCTTTTACATCCCTCAATATCTTGGAATAAAGATATTGCATGGGCTTGACATTCTTGTCCAGGTGGGAAACTCAAACCTGCTTCTACATGACTCAATAAATCAGAAGAACTTACTTCTTCTCCATCAACTAATCTGTATACAGGCGCTAAATTAACAGATATTGCATTTCCAGGCGGGCATTGTTCAGGTAAATTTAATTTAAACTCCATTTCATCACCAAACTTTTTTTATATCAGTATAACCTAATATTAAGATAAAGAATATAAATTTTATAAACATTTTGTATTTTTTAAGTATACGTTTAACATAAAAAAATAGGGCAGTCACTAGGACTACCCTTGTGTAATGTCGTGGTAATTTAATTATATCATTTCCAGTCTATTTTACCCCAATATTTCTCATTTTTTATTTTTTGTTGTTTATCTGTAATTTTACAAACGGCGCAATAGAAATCTTTTTTGCTTGAACCGGGTTGAACATATCTAAATCTAACCCACCAGTATCCATCCTTCTTGATTACTTGGTCAAACGGAACGTAATCTCCATTGTATAACCATGAGCCACTTTCAACCACAGTGCCTTTAAGTCCGGGTGACTTGCGTACTTTAATTGTACTATTGGCAGTAAACTTACCAGCCCAATTCCACGTTGTTTTTATTTTAGACGGTTTGCTCTTAGGCGCATTGATTTGCCTACCATTGATAGCCTCTGCAATACGCTTAGTAAAACTATCTAGGTGTGTAGTGATATAGTCCATATCCTTTTTACTAGTTATAAAACCTAACTCGATTAATCTATAATTTAAATTGAGTTGTCCAGTAACGTTAGCATTTAATAAATCGTTTCTAGGTGTCACGCCTCTAATTTTGCCAACTGTCTTACCTAGAGCGCTAGATAACGCTTTGTCTATATCGTCTGCAGGATATCTGTCGCTTACAATGACATGTCCGCCACTTGCTTGTGGACTAGCAGCATCTAAGTGGAATTCTACAATCACATCAGGTTTCACGTTCTTTTTAACCCAATATAAACCGTAATCTGAATAGTTACCTACACGTTGTCCATATAGCGTATCTTGATACAAGTCTTGGTTCATTGATTTGCCACCATATAAAACAACTGTATTACCTACACTTTCAAGATACTTTTTAACTCTTGGTATGATGTTTTTACGATTGAAATCACGTTCATTATATCCATTTGCTACTGCACCCGGATCGTTTGAATAAGCACCTTTACCATGACCTGCCACAAGTAATATTTTCTTGCCTTTCTTAGCTTTCACTTTCTTAACCGGCTTAGCTTTGCTTTTAACTTTGTTTTTAGTCGTTGCTTTAGCAAAGAACGGACGTATGAAAAACATAGGGAAATCGTAACCATGTGTGCGTCTCGTAGTTACTTCTGGTGGTGTCCAATAAGCGCCACCCAACCAATTCTGCTCGAGTATCGTTATAGAGTTAGAAGTAGCAGAGATGACGATACCAACGTGACCATAACCCTCTCCATAATTTCTATTGAAAATTACAACATCTCCGGGTTTAGCTAAGAATGATAATGTATTTTCATAAACAGTAGCTTCACCAGTAAAATTGTTCCATGTCGGAATATCCGCAGCGCCTACACCTTTTAAAGTATGACCGAATAGGTATAACCAATATTGATTTGCTACATCGAAGCATTGATATCCAAAAGCGCGATCAGGATTTACTGCTTTCCCCTCTAAACTTTTTAAATAACTTATAGCTTGTTTATACGTTCTAATTGATGTCATTATAAATCATCTCCATTCATTCTAGGTGCAGCGCCTGTTGAGTCTGTACCTGCTTTAACTTCATGTATTTTTTGTTGCCCTTTTTGTGCTGCGTGAGAGAAATTATTATTTTTCCACCAAGTTATCAAAGAAACCACACCAGTAATCACTGTGCTAATAGTCATTTCGTCTACTGGAATTGGTGATATTTTATTCATTGCTAAAATTTGATTTATCCACGCTAACGCCAAAGCGATTGTGCGTGCAATCGAACCTACATCTGTTTTCATCTTTATTCCACTCCTTATTCAAAATAAAAAGCCGACACATAAGTGCCGACTTAAAAGAATGCAGCTGCAAAACCGATTGACGCTACTATTACGCCAAAAATACCAGTTATCACTGCACCTACAACTGTTGCGCTATAATCTTTTTTCTTTTTAATCACTTCGCTAACAGTTTCGAGCTGTCTACTATGATCCTTTACTTGATACTCCATATCTGTGAATTTAGTTCCAAAACTGCCCATAGTTTCTGACAATTTTTCTAGGTGTTTTTCTGACTTCTTTTGACTTTCTAATGATTGTTCTTGTAAAACGCTTTGGCGTTCTACTTTTACAGATAAGTTGTTTAAAGCATCTGTATGTTTTCTATCAACTTTATCTATCTTTTCGTCAACCTTAATGTTGTTATCGAGCCATTCTGTACGTGTTACAAAACGGCTATCGTTTTCTGACAACTGCAGCACCCCCGTAAAAACCTATTAAAATATTGATTGTGGTAAACGTTGCAAATTGCAAAGGTGTCAACCAATTAATCGCATTATATATAGATGCCGAAGTCATTAAAAAATAGAAGATACCGTTTCCAGTACCTCCTATTAAGCATAGATAATTAAATTTATTATTGATATGTTGCTTAGGTAAAAAGAAAGGTGCAATGATGATGAGTATACTAAAAATCATACCCATTACGCCCCACATCCAAATTGGCATAATCTGATGAAGTGCCATGTAAAAATCGCTATCATCTAATACGTCATTTTGTTCTTTCGTCCAAAAGAACCCTCGCTCAAACATCATCAAACCTACACCAAGCATAAGGATAGAAAACATTTTATACGTTGTTTCGTTGTCTTTCACATTCTCAACTCCCTTGTACAAATTTAAAAGCCACAATCTACTCTGACTGTGGCTTGCTTAATTCTTGGTTTTCTCTGTATAACTTTTCAATTTGAACTTGAAGATTGATGATGATTTCATTTTGGTCATCAATTTGTTTCTTTTGTAATGCTATTTTTATATCTTTATCATCAACTTTTTTATTTTCCATTTTCTAGCACCTCTATTTTTTCATTTAATTGTTGTATAGCTCTGAATGCCCAAGACAACATTTCATTAGTATCTATTCCGTTGTTATGGATAAATTCAACTGGCGTTTTATACCCTGTCCCTATTATTGGTCCGTGATTAATTATTTTTTCTCTATCACTTTTATAGTTATAACTATACAGTTGAAGTTCTTTTGCAATTACACTAAGTGCATCGTAATTCCATTCTTTAATATTTTCTTTAAACTCTGCACTTGATGCTTTAACAAAACTGCGCGCATGAAAGTCACCTGAACCAATATCACCGTTATTGTTTGTCGCATAAACAAAATTTGAACTTTTATTCTTATCAAAACGAATGCCTGATCCATATTCTGAACCTGATGTGATAGAACCATAAGTAATAACACCATCGGTATCTGATGCTGCATCATTATTTTTAACCCATAATCGAAATTCATTACTACCATTTCTGTTATTTTTCATAGGTCTTACATAAACAGATGCCTCTTCACTCTCAATGTTGACTGTTGCATTTGCATCTAACACTATTCTATTTCTTTCTGAGTTTAGCGCAACCGCACCACCTGCACTATTTAAAGTTACTCCTCTTGCACTGTTTGTAGGAGAGTATGTGTAATCGAAAAATTCTAAAGTACCTGAGGCATCAGTTTGGCTCCCATCTATATAGGTAGATATTCCAAAATCAGAAACGTATATTGATCGGTTTAAGTCATTGTTTCTAAATCTTAAGTGGCCATCTTTTAATCTTGTATATACATTATTAATTGTCGTTTCATTTTGCCAAGTTCTTCTAAACGTTCCATATAAAGTTAAATAATCCGATTGCATTTCAATAAATTTATCTTTATCGCCACCAGTAACTGAAATTAGATTTGCATTTAAAGAACCTGTTGTGATAGCATTTGCTGCGATACCTTCGGCAGTGATAGCCGTTTTACCTGTTTGCCCACCGTCTGTTGATAGATATAAACCATTACTATTTAAGGTAACTATGTTATTGGCATTCTGTTTATCTATCGCGTGTATACCATTGTTATCAAAAACCAATTCACTAGATGTATCCTGTATTTTTTTTACCATTGATTGCGTAATTAAAGTTAAACTTTCATTTGGTAAAACTTTTTTACCAGTCATCAAATCATTAACTGTAGCCATTGCACTGTTTAAATTAGACGCATAAGTTTCTCCGTCGCCAAGAGTGCCAAAAGTTATTTTTATATCAGATAATTTTCCTCTTGCGTCAAAATCACGTTCAATTTTTACAACTCGAATTTCGGTATCTAAGTTTATACGCTCATCAACTAAAAATACACGGTCGCCAAGTTCCGCATGTTGGTAATTATACCCATTGTTTTCCATGTCATGAATATCTGCAGTAAAACTAATTTTAAAACTATTATCCACAACTTCTTGCATTCGCTTTAATAGTGTTTCTTCTTTTTTTATTCTGCCGTCACGTATGGGTGGCGCATGTAATTCTCCAACTAAATTAGCAAAAGGTGATATATAAGGGTTATTTTTCATTTTACCAGGTTTTAATTTCGCAATTTTTGTAGGGTCCTTATCGTCGCTTTCATCATCATAATCTGCATAACCTTCTACGTAGGTATACATTTCATCAGCACTAGTTTCTCTAACTATATTTGATGCATTTATTTTATATCTATATTCAAAATTAGTGTCATTTCCAATCATTGTATATAGGTACACTACGTTATTAACAATTTTGAACTCATAACCATAACGCTCGATAAATGTTTTAAACATCTC